GCGGGGACGAACGGGAGCAAAAGCCGATTCAACTTGAACCGATAAGACTCCAAAAGAAGCTACGCGCGAACGGCATCGGCTGCGGCGAAATGCGCCAGCTGATCGGCGCGAGCCTTTTTGAATGCGGAGCGGTCTGTGACGCGTGTCACATAAGATTCCGATGCGGGCCGATCTCCGAAAGCGCGAACTCGCGAGATGCGAAGGACATCGGCCATCAGCAGATCCGCGACGGTGAAGCGATCAGCGGCCAGCCATTCCCGCTCGTTCAGAACTTTCTCGAGCTGAGCGAGGCGGTTTCCCATCCAGCCGGCGAGACGGTTGTCATCCTCGCCGGATATTTCCAGGAACCACCAAGGAACCGTGACCATCTCGATCGAGTTGAGCGCGGCGATCGTCCATTGCAGCGTTTGCGCTTCTCCGACCGGGTCGCGCGGCATGAGTTTCTCGCTCTTTCGGGCGAGATGCAGCAGCCCAGCACCGCTTTCGAAAATGTCCAGCGCGCCATCGCTCAGGAATGGAACCTGGCCGAACGGCTGGCGCGACAGGTGATTGGTCTCCCGGCCGTCGAAAGGGACTGTTCGCACGGAATAAGCAAATCCGGCTTCCTCGCACGCCCATCTCAGCCTCAGGTCGCGCACAAAACCACGGGGACCTTCAGGCACCCAATCATAGGTCCAAACGATCAGTTCGTTCATGGTGTCAGGCCATTCCAGAAAATGTTGATCCGACAAATCTCTGCCTTGAAGCCTCGGGTTCCGACGGCAAGATCGGACTTGGCCGATTTGCCAGGGAGGTCACAAAGGAAACTCCGCAGATCGCTTGCGGCTCCATGCGGCAATTCGATGAAACCGCCTCGCTTCCTGCCTCACGCTGCCCATACTATCGTGAAGCCTCAGGTGGAGATTTGTTTCCACCGATCATGTCGGCGAGGATACATGGTCAGGCTGACATACGTTCCCGCTTGATCGCGCGATCTGTCCGGCGGACTACGCCGACACGCTCGGATAGATGAACGGTCAACGGGCATACGAAAAAGTTTCGATGGATGGCTAAGAGCATTCTCCACGTTGTCAGCAATGTCGCCATTATACCGATCCGTCAGAGCCGACCGGCCTGTGGCTGTCGGAACTGACACACGCTTGGGACGATTATGCCGCGAAGGGTTTCGCGCAGCGCATCGTGAGCCCGAGAGGCGCACGGCGTTTGAGCAAATGGCGGAAGGGGTGTCAGCCAAATAGCATTGAAATAATTAGGCTTTCTGCAGTGTTTCGATATGGACCCACGTTAAAACCCACGACCTCGCTAGGTGTCCTTGGTTCTTTGTCAAATTTTCTGGCAAAATGCCTCCGGGGGGGAAGAGCATGCGGGCCGTTGTCCTTGGGGTAGCAATCTTACTGGTCTCTGTGACGGCAAAGGCTCAGTACCGTGTAGTCGTCGGACAGGGCACAAGTTCTTGTTCGGAATGGACGCAGGAAAGCCCACGCCGAACCGCACGCGCGAATTCAATGGCAAACTGGGCAATTGGCTTTGTTGCCGGTGCGAATGTCTTTCAGGAAGACGACCGCAAAGACTTTCTGTCAGAGTTGACGACGCCCCAGGCTCTCTCCGGTTGGATCGACAAATATTGCAAAGAAAACCCATTAGACGTCTTGGGTACCGCAGCCTCTAAACTGGTCCTCGAACTAAGAGCACGGCGGGAAAAAAGCCCTTAGGCGGAATCAATCAATCGGCTGTTGTCGCAACGGTGCTGGGCCCCTAAAAGTCGACCAGTTTGAGCGCGGCTTCGAGATCGGCCGGCGCAACGTCGCCTTGCTTGGCCATCGCCAGCGCCTGCACCACGGACAGCATGGCACGCGCCCGGCCGCCCGCGTCGTAAGCCTGTAGGGGCCGCATAAGGTCGATTGTGACGGCGCCGCCGAGCTTTGCGGTCGCTTCCTCGGCCAGCAGCGTGGCCAATGGCTGCAACGTCCATTGACAAAGGTGGCGCTGCGCTTCGCGGACCAGTGGCCCGGTCGTCGCGCCGTTGAACAGGCCCGGCAGGACGCCAAAGGCGCCTAGGATGGCGTCACGCGAGGCCGAAAGGGTTTCGGCCGTCATTGCCTTTTCCAGGTCGGGCGTCACATCGGACGGCCGCCAATCGGCTTGGGGCGCGGGGCCGCCCGCCGCGGAAACCTGCACCGACTCGCGCAAGAGGACGCGACCACGCTGGCCACGAAACGAGCGGCCAAGGGTGGTTAGGTCGGCTTCCTGAGATTCTGGATAAGGGACGATTTGGGAGCCGATCGGCGCATTCTCGAACACCTCCGCCAAAGCCGACTCGACCGCGTTGAGCATTCCGGCTGTCAGGCTTGCCCGCTTAAGCGGTGCCGTCCCGTAGTAGGGCGCGGCCGGGTCGGCGCCGATGCGAAGGTGAAGCACCTCGCCCGCAAGCGCCGTTTCGGTGCGCCCGCCACCGGCCTCGGGGACGCTAACCCGGTAGGCGACCGGCTTGGCGTTCTTGGTCCGCAAGTCCCAATCCGAGCACGGCACAAGGGCATCGTCGCGGATCAGGAACACCGCCTCGCCGCGCAACGCCAGCGACCGGCCGATAAGCGCGAGCGAAGCGCGATCGAGCATGTCGGTCCCGTCAACGTCTGCCAGCGTGAAGCCCTGTTCCCATAGCGAGACGCACGATTGAGCCGTGGCAGTCAATTCAGCGATGCCGCGGCGGCCGGAAATATACGCCTCGCGCGCTGCGACGATTTCGGCAGTAAAGCCGCTGCCGGCGGAACGCTTTTCAGTGGCCGGCGAAAACATGCGTTTGAGCAAATTAAACACGGCGATAACCTCTCAACAGATCGGCGGCGCCGCTATTTTGAAGCGCGGCGGCCATCCAGGATTCAGAACGGGAATGCGAAACGGTGATTGAGCCGGCTGCGATGGACTCGCTACGGGCGCCGGCCTTGCCGGGTTTCGCGGCCATGTATTCGGCCAGGCGGCGCACGGCCTCCCACACAGCGGCGGGAACGCTTGGCGCAGGCGAGCCGCCGCCCACAGTGGCGGTGAAGCGATACGGCCCGGTGCAAGGCAGATTGTAGCCGCCGAGCGGCGATGCATCGAGCGGCGCGGTCTCCCATTCGCCGGCACGATCGCTCCACACTTCGACAGTGGAAATGGAAGCGGGCTTAAGCGGCGGGACGAACTCGCCCGGACCTTCGACCACCCACGTCACGGCGCGCGAGGTGTAGCGATATGCGATATACGGCTCGATGCGCTGCCACGCGACGTCATTGCCGGTAATGGCCGGGCTTGTGGTCGGATAGGATGCGGGCGCCGACTCGTCTTGTTTCAATAGAATTGCCATGACTACCTCCAGCGCAACGCCGCAGGCATGGCGCGCGTGATCGTCTGAGGGGGCGGGACAAGAATACCGTTTTGCCAAACCCAACCCGCGTCGATTTTCTCGGCGTCGGTTTCCGGCTCTTTCTTGTCGTCCGTGACCGGCTCGACTTTGGTTTCGGTGTAAGCGGGCCGCACGACCACGCTCAATTCGTAGAGCAGCGCGGCGAAGATCGTGCGAATGCGCGCGTTGTACATGCCACGCGCGGGATCCATGCCTTCGTCCGTGAAGGCTTCGGCTTTGGCCACGGCGCGCGGCGGCGGAATGCGAAAGCCCGGCGAGATGCCGACCGCCAAGCCGGAATCGATTTGCGCGAGAATGTCGGCGCCGTAACTAGTATCCGCAATCTCGGGCGCCACCTCGGCGTCGAAGATCAAGGCTTCGTCGCTATCGACCAGTTGAAGCGTGTTCGTCAGCTTCGATGCCAGCGGGCGGTTATAGTCGTGACCGACCAAGAGGTGGATATCCTCGGTCGGTTTGTTAACGCGATACGCAAACGCCTTCGGCGCGAATTCCTCTTTCTGAGGCCGCCCGTTCTTGCCGCCGTCGCTGAGAACGGCTCGCTTGCGATATGGAAAGCGACCCCGGAGACGCCGCCGACCATTACGGCCGGCGGCTCTTAGCTCCAGTTCGCCCATGAGAGAGGCGAACTCGTGCATTACTGAATCCCGGTCAGGATTTGCAGTTGCTTGGCGCGACCGGCCGACACGTCCATCGTGGCGAGCGCGGTGACACGCAGGCCGCCCGACGCCGCATCGCTGTACGGGTCGCGGATCAGGTCGATTGCACCCCAGGAGCCGACAAAGATCGGCGGGACGCCGCCCGGCGCACAGGTCAGCAGCGCCTTGGTCGTGGCCGGCGAGCCGGTCGGAGCGGCGAGCGCGTTGGCCGACATGACGATGTTGTCGCCGCCAAGGTTGGCGACCATACGATCCCATTCCGAAACGGCGGTGTTCGTAATGAGCGCATCGTCCATATCCGACCACACTTCGGGGCGGATCAGGAGCTTCACGTCGCTAGGCGACGAGATCGCATTGTCCTTCATGAAGCGGACCACGGCTTCACGGAAGGCCGCCCAATCCGCCGCCGCGTTGACCGCGGTCGACGTGATCGAATACGAGCCGACCAGGATGCCGGCGGGCTCGCCAGACGAACCAGCGCCAAGGAACACCGCCTTGTCGAGACCTTCGGCCATGCAGCCATTCATGTCACGACGCACCGCGTCTTCCAGACCGGCGCCGGACTGCTTGAGGGTCTTGCGCGTGATCTTCATGGTCACGCCATAGGTGTTGTTCGGCGCGAGCGACCGCTGCGCAGTCGAATACGCGGTCGGGCCGGCGACGTTGCCGGTCTCGCTCGACTGCCAGCCGCCGGTAACGGACGAACTGGTCAGCGGATACTCGTTCGTACCCTGCGCGATGTTGACCATGCTGGCGCCCATGCGGACGGCCGCCGACTGCGCGAAGATGCGATCGATGATCGGGGCGGTAGACTTAGGCGACGGCGTACCCGACGCGACGGTCTCGCCGGCACGAATTTCGAGCGCCTGCCACGGCACGGGCACGCCGCGATAGCCGCCCTTGCTGCGCAGTTCGTCGATCACTTCGGCGGTGGCGCCGTCGATCTTCGCGCCTTCGTCCAGGTGCAAAGCGACCTGCCGCATCTCGAACTTGTCGATCAGGGCGCCCCATTCCTTGTCGGAGCGGGTCTCCATTTCCTCGCCGGCTTCACGGCGTTCGGTATCTTCCGCGATCAGGGCGGCACGATAGCGAGTCTCGTTCGAGCGATACTCGGTATCCATGCCTTCCATCGATCGCGTTTCGTCTTCGGTCAGATCGGTCTTGCCGGCCAGAACCGAAAGCGCCGATCGGATTTCCGACTGACGCCGAGCAATTTTCACAGACTGCAGCATAAGTGTTCCTCTTGTTGATGATGCGCCAGCGGCGCGGCTAGTAACTCGCGCCACGCGGCGCGCTTGGGATCGGTTTCACCGAAACCGACCTCAATCCGGGTTTTGCGGGAGTGGCAGGGCGTGCAGAGCGTTTGCAGATTGGCGAGATCGAACGCCAATTCCGGCGCTTCACGCACGGGCTTGATGTGGTCGACTTCCAGCCGGCCACGCGCGCCACACGTCACGCACTTGAATCCGTCGCGACGTTTCGCGGCCAGACGCAACGCCGGCCAACGCTTGTCGCGGATGATGGCGGCTGAATGCCGCAGATAGTCCTTTAGACCCATGCGGCGGCCCTTACTTTGCGGGCACCACGGCCGGTCATTCGCGCGCCTTCGGCCACCGCCAAGACACTCGCCGCCGCGGCGTCAATGCGCCCCGTCGATCGCGCCTTGGCCAGCTTCAAATTGTTCGCGGGATCGCGAAGCGTAACGGCGTCAGCAAATGCGCTACGCAAGAGCAGCGACGGCTTGGCCTTCACCTTGCCGTCGAAGCACGCGCGGCGGAAACGCTCGCAATCTTCGCCGCCGTCGCGGAAACCTTGGCCGCGCCAAACAAGCGGGACACGGATGCCGGCGCGGTCAATGGCCTCGCCAAGTTCGCTTTGCTTGTAACGATCCATGACCAGCGCGGCGACGTGTTCGCCTTCAATGTGGCGCATGACCTCGCTAAGCCACGGCGCAACGGGCACCGTCGCGTGACCGAGTGTGGAGAGCTCGCCGCGACTCGACATTTCGCCATAGCGGGAACCAACACCATCGGCCGCGCCGCGATCGAGCAAAGACGGCTGCGACGGAAACCAGCCGTAGCATTCAAGCCGGCCGGTCTCCGGCCAGTAGAACGCCGCCGCGCTCATGGACGCGGAGCCGCCAAGATCGATGCCGATAACGACCGGACCTTGCCGCGGCGGAACGTCAGCCGTCTCGCAATTCAGCCATTCGTCGACCGTCAACAGAAGGTCGCGCGTCTCGCCCGATACCCGTTCGTTGCGATTGTACAGTCGGAAGGTGGTAAGGGCGCTTCCACCGCGGGCGATGGCGCGGCGCGCTTGCGCCTCCAGCCATTCGATAGACGATCCGATACCGTGCTTCGCGCCGGGATTGGCGATCAGCAGCGACTCCAGATCGTCCGCGGGCAGGCCCGGCGCCGGCCGGTGTTCTTGCCGATAGACGCCTTCCTGTTCCTCATCCAGCCATTTGGAGAACGGATGCGCGTCGTCCGGTGCGCTGGTCGAAATGATAAGGGCGCGACCGCCGCGCTTGCCAAGGCCGGACAAAAGCGCGTGCTCGAGCGCGTCGCCTTGGTCGCGCGTCCAGTGACCGCGTTCGTCCAAGAGCGCGAGGGTAGGGGCGCCGCCCAAGGCATTCTTCGCGTCACTGGCGAGCACGCGGAGCACATGGCCGCCGCCGTCGCCCTCGTACTCGATTTCAAGCCGGGGCGCGCGGCGAAACGTGAGCGCCTTTTGGGTTTCCTCGGGGAGCGAGCGTGAAAAGCCTTCGACGAAATTCCAGGCGATGCGGCCTTGGTCGCGAGTCTTCGCGGCGATCACGATTTCGCGGCGCGGCTGATTGTCCAGTTCGCCAAGTAAGGCGCCGAGTCCAAGGCCGGACGAAAGGGCCGTCTTGGCGTTGCCGCGGCCAATCGAGAGCGCGGCGACTGAGGTGCCTTTAGCCAAGGCCCCTTTGACGAATTGTTTTTGAAACGGTGCGAGCCGGACGAGTTTGCCGGCCGATGGTCCCTCTGGAATTCGGAGCGATTGAAGGAATTTGACGGCGCCGACCGTCACCCGGCCTCCCGCAGCCAGTGAGCGAGAGAGGAAAAGCCCACCCCTCCGTATGGTTCCCCTACCCAAAGCCGAGGCATTGGAACCGTTACACGCGGCATTGCAGAACCCAACACGCGCCCGCGGGGTCGCGTTGAACCGCGATGATGGAATAGGTCGAGCCGTCGATGGTCGTCGTGTTGCCAGGCGCGGGCGTGATGGCCAGCGTGCTTGCGACGATGAACACTTTGCGGTCGTTCACTTGCACATTCGAGTCGACGTGATCGGTCGTCGCGTAGTTGTCGACCCATCCCGAACACGAATAGGGAACGTCCGTGATAACCGGCTCCCAAGGCGGGCCGCTGGTCTCTTGCGCGGTGACAACCGCAGACCGAGGAATGTCCGCGCCGATCAATGCGTCGGTGATTTGCTCGGCTAGTGCGCCATCAAGGATAGACAGAGGTAGACCTCTAAACACAAAGAGCCCCGCCGGACTCAATCAAGAGTGCGGCGGGGTTTGATATCTATATGAACACTACACTATTTCTGCGGCCTATGCAAATCGTGCGCGGGTAGATGCGTTGCAACGAGATCGGCTAGGTGCTCTCGCAACACGCGATCGTAAACGCGCTGTAGCTTGCTACTGGCCGGCTTACCGCACATGAGCGCGTCCGCAACGTCCGCAGGGTTGCCGCCTGCCAAGCGTATGTCAGTCATCGTCGACTCCGTTCGAGTTGATAACGACGACTACTGAGCACAGGACGGCCTCAGAGGTGGTCCCGGTTTGTGAGACAGCTGGCTAAGGTGGATTTGCCGATGAGAAGGATGATCCACTATGAGGACGCGGAGACGGTTTTCGTCTGAGTTCAAGGCCAAGGTGGCGCTTGAGGC